AGTTCGCGCATGCGCCGCGCCGGCACCTGTTCCTGTTCGCGGGCGGCCTTATGCCGCCCCCATGCGATCCACCCGGTCAGCTCGGCGCTGTCCATCTCCGTCAGGAGACGGCCGACACTGCAGCCGAGCCGTTCGGCGAGGTCGTACTTGAACCGCTCCCAGTCGCTGCGGGAAAATCCCGCTCCCTGGCCGCGACGTCTTCCTCGTCCAGCCCTGACAGCCGCGCCGCCACCTCGAACACGCGCACCAGCGCCGCCGCGGACTTCTCCCCCAGCGCGGCCACGTCGTCGTCGGCGAACAGCCGCCGGCCGTCGCCGTCGACGGCGCACTTGGCGACCAGTTTCGCCCGGGTGTTCCGCAAGTCCCGGCCGGCCTGCCCGCCGGCCTGGATCAGCATCGAGGACTCGAAGTCGTCCCGTTCCCGGCCGGTCATGCCGCGCACCAGCACCGACCCGCCCCATTCGGGGACTTCCACCTCTTCGGTCCTGGTGTCCTCGGCGGCGAGGATCGCTTCTTTGCTCAGGCGCATCATCGGTCTCCTGCGTCACGTGGGGGTGGACGCCTGCCGGGCGCACGGCTACCGTGCAGGCGTAAGGGGAAGGGGATCACCATGGGAGCGCTGGCCGCGGCAGGCACCGGGCCCGGGGGAACCGCCGGGGCCTTCGTGATCACGATCGCCGGGATTGCCCTCTACTGGCTGCCGTCGCTCATCGCCTGGCGGCGGCGCGTGCCCGGTCTCGGGCAGGTCGTGATCGTGAATGTTTTCGCGTTCTTCTTCCTGGTCCCGTGGATCATCGCCCTGGTGATGGCGTTCCGGCCGCCGGTCAGCCGGACAGCTGCCGGGTCACATCCTCCAGCGCCCCGCGCAGGGCAATCCCCGCCGCCGGGCCCAGAGGTTCCACGGCCCGGCTGAAATACGGGTGCGCCTCCTGCGTCACCCATGCGTCCCGGTTCCCGTACACCGGGTGCCGCCACCGCGTGTACCCCCGCCGGGACGGCCCCGCGGCCACGCCGTCCATGTACAGGGGCAGTGTCCGGTAGTCCGGTTCCATCCGCCGGGTGTCCATCCACACGGAAACACCGGCCTCGCGGCCGGTGGTCCAGGACGCCTGCGTGGCGCACTGGGCGATCCGGGCCCGCAGGCCGGTGTGCTTGCCGTCTTCCTTCACCGGGATCGCCAGCGCCGACGCCCGTACCCGCATCGGGTACGGCCTGGCGGCGTCTTCCAGTGCCTTCTTGAAGATGCCGGTGACCTTCGCGGCGTCCATGTTCCGCAGTTCCCGGCCGATGGTGCGCAGGTTCGCGCCGCGGGAGCCGAGATCCATCTCGATCCGCGCCCTGGCCATTAGGGGATCGTCACGTTCTCCGCGGGGTTCTTCGTCACCGCGAACTGGAGCTGGATCACCGACGGGGTGGTGAGCACCGTCGGCTTGCCCTGCGCGAGCACCTTCACCGGGAACACGTCCATCTTCCGCCCGGTCACGTCGCCCTCGGGGAACTTGACGATGTACCCGACGGTGCCGCGGGGCAGCAGCGTCCGCACATCGGTGGAGGTGGCGTCGGCGTACATGTCGATCGTCGGCGTGTCCACCGTCGTCTTCCCGCTGATCTGCGGGGTGAACAGGGTGGCCAGGTCCGCGGCGTCCAGCGACGCGGTGATGATCGCCCAGGTGCCGGTGCCGCCGATTTCCGGGGTGAGGTCGGTGCCCGCGTTCAGCTCCGCCCGGGTGGGTGAGTTGTAGTTCGCGATGGCAGCGACGAAGTAGAAATGCGTGTTGCCTTCGGGGATGTACCTGCTGGAGGCACTGATCGGCGGCGCGGCCATCTGCTACTCCTCGTTTTTCGCTGTCTTGGCCGCTTTCGCGGGCGGCTGTTCCCGTTCGGCGATCCGGGCCCGGTGCTCGGCCAGCTCGGCGTGGGTCATCCACCCGGACTGCCGGTAGTGCGTGTCGTACGCCTCGAACGGCACGACGATCTCCGCGCCGGTTTCCGGGTGGGTGATGGCGACGCTGCCCATCACGACACCGACGCCGCGAACACGTACACCGACACGGTGGCCGTCGCCGAGTAGGTGATGGCCACCGTCCCGGTCCCGTACACCGACGCGGGGATCGGGATGGGCACGAACACCGGCGCGGCGAGGGTGGATGCGGCGACGGCGATCACCCGGGAGGTGACTGTCAGGTTGCCGTCCACGTTCGGGATCGGGAGGGTCACGTTGATCGACGACGCGGACCCGTTGAATACCATCAGGTAATTCGCCGGGCCGGTCGGCGCCAGGTCCCCGGTCACGGGGGTGACCGTGGTGAGCTGCACCGACTGGTGCACCGGGGTTTGCACGGCGTACGTTGCCATCGGACTCCCTTGCTACGTGAAGGACCTGAACTGGACGGCGAACCGGACCCGGGCGAACGCGCCGGCCTCGGTGGTGTTCTGGATCAGCTCCGCGCCGGTGACGCCCGGGTAGGCGGTGCTGCCGCCGCCGAACCCGGTGGCGTCGCCGCGGACGGCGGCCTCGGCGGCGGCGAGGATCGCGAACGCGGCGTGCCGCACGGCCGGCAGGTCGTCGGTGCCCGCCCATGCTTCCGCGACGCACGCGATCGAGGACGTCTCCCCGCGGGTCGCGGACCCAAGGTCTTCGCGGGCCTGCTGGAACGTGGCCGCGCTGTCGGGGGCGGTGGAGTCGGGGTCGGTGAGGCCCACCCACAGGATGTTTTTCGCCTGCAGGGCGTTCGGCACCGGCCCGTCGTACACGGTGAACGGGGTGGCGGCGGTATTCCCGGCGGCGGTGAACAGGGTCACCAGGTAGTCGATGAGCCCCGGCACCTTAGACGGCATCAGACGTACACTTCCTGCCGCATCGGCATCCCGTTAAGCATCCCGTTCAGCAGTTCGGCGGCGCGGGACGGGATCGCGAACCCGAACCCGGCCGGCTGCACCATGTCCATGCCGCCCATCGACGGGCGCACCGCCGGGCCGTGCTGGGTGTCCCACAGGTGCTGCACGATGATCCGCGCCGCGAGATTGAACGCGGCCGGGACGCTGGTGCCCCACCCGGCGACGTAGGTGACGGTCATCGCCGGGAGCCACTGGAAGTAGGGGCCGTAGAACGGGTACCCGAGTTTGCGGCGGATCGTGCCCGCGTTCGGGTCGAGGTCCAGGCCGGCGGAGATGTCGATCGCCTGCCCCGACGCGACCGACACGATCGACGTCACCGAGACGAGGGGCCGCTGCCGCACCTGCAGCACCGTGTACGTGCCGTCCAGCTCCGCGCGCTCGCTGATCGTCCGGTTGACCAGCGGGCCGCCGGTGAAACCCTCCAGGCTGGTTTCCACCGTGGCGATGAAGCTGAGAAGTTCCGCGTCGCTGCTGGTGTTCGACTGCGGAATGTTCAGCATGTCTTTGCAGTCCTGCAGCGGCAGCACGGCTGTCTCGAACGGGTCGAAGACGTCGAACTCGCCGAACGACACCCCGGCGGCGGTGCCGGCCGCGGTCCACGTGTACTGGTAGTGGCCGGTGCTCGCCAGGTCGCTGGCCGGGACGTCCTGGTGATAGTTCCCCGCCGAGTCGTTCACCGGGCTGGCGTAGGTGCCCGTCGTCAGCCAGGTGCCGTCCGCCTGCGACAGCTTCACCACCAGCGTCAGCGTGGTCGCGTTCACCAGCGCGCCGGTCACATCCCGGATCATGGTGCTCACCCGCACCGGCTGGTTCAGCGGATAACGCGCCACGTCACACCCTCCCTGGCTCCGGGCGGGTCACTGCGGGATGACCTGGAAATGGGGGGCGGTCGTCGCCCACGTGGCGATCAGTGAATGGCCAGCACCCACATAAACCAGCTGCCCCACGCTGAACGTCCCGTTGAACAGCGCCTGGCTGTCCATGGTCAGCGCGGTCATGCCGCCCACGGTGGTGATCACGAAGACGCAGTCATAGGGCAGCGCGGTGAACGTGTAGGGGCTCGTTCCCGCCGTCCAGTTCGCCGGCGCGACCGTCACATGGCGCCCCGCGCCGATGCTGTGCGGGTCAACCTCATTGCGGGTGATGACCGCCAGCCCGGTCTGCGCGCTGATGCTCGGCGTGCACGACTCACTGGACATCACCGACGCCACGTCCGCCGACGGGACGGGAGACGCCTGATCCCACACCGGCATATCCAGGACCAGGGTGCCGGTGACGCCGTTGGCGTCGGCGAGCACATAGTGGGCGACGGCCTCGAAATGGACACCGCGGATCACCTGCTGCGTCCACGGCTGCCCGAACCCATAAGGGTAGAACGACAGGCCGTAAGTGGCGGAGAAGCAGTGCAGGTTGATGAACTGGCAGCCCAGATTCTGCTGGATGTCGATGCCGCGGTCGAAGGCGTCGATGCCGTTGCCGGTCTTCCCGCCGGAGATGTTGACCGCGGTGACGTGCGACTGCGCGATCCGCACCCCCGTGTGGCCGCCATAGCCGCGCACGTTCCGCAGCAGCACGTCATCCTTGCCCGCGCCGGCGTCGAAGTCGGCGACGATGTACATGTTGGTGCCGATGCCCCCGGCGGCCGCGACCTCCAGCACGTTGACGTTGGCGACCTCGCCGCCGAGATGGCCGTTCAGGTCGAGGATGTCCGGCGCGGCCGTCGTCTGCGCCGACGCCGGGCCCGCGAGGCGGATGTCCATGTCCCGCAGGTAGAGCACCGTCGCCGGCTGAGCAAAGGAGTCCTGCGGGCACCTCACGACGCTCGCGGCCGTGTTCGACCCCACGATCGCTGTGCCGCCCAGGTCGGTGGTGGCGCTGGCGATGTTCTGGATCGGTATCCAGGAGGAAGCCCCGGTGCCCTGGAGGACGATCACCCCGGGAGGGATCGTGATCACAGCGGACGTCTGGAAGACCCCGGCGAGCAGCTGCACCCAGCCGCGCTGCCCCGATACGGAGTTGTTGCCGCCGTCGCGGATCGTGATGGCCGGGAGGGCGTTCAGCGCCTCCTGGATACCGCTGGTTGCCGTGCTGGCGGTGTCGGGGCCGTAGTCGGCGCCGTTGTTCGCCACGGCCGCGCCGCCCGCCAGCCCCACGGGGGAAACCGTGACAACGGGCACGCCGCCGCGCGCCTGCGCCAGCGTGATCTTCTTCGTCGTCCCCGTGGGAGCCATCGACGTGTCGTGCACATCGACGACCGGCAGCAGGTCATCGGTCCTCACCGACGTTATGGCAGTAAGTGCGGCGATTTTCGTCACGCCAGCGCCCCGCCGCTCTCATCGGTGACCTGTGCCAATGATTCGGTTTGCAGCGGGAACGTCTCCTGGTCGCCCCCCGCCGCGTCCGCCGCCGCGAGAACAGCCAGCGCAGCGTCCGAGGCTGACAGGGCAGCCATCTACTCGGCCACCTTCACATAAACGTCATAAGTCACGGCCGAGCCGGACAGCTGCCAGAT